TTCCCTTTTAGATCCGTCCATGAAAAATCAGGAATTTCTTCTCGCGCCACGAGAAAATTACCGGCACGTTGTGTAAGCTGAGCAAAATTGATAACATAGTCGTTTGCACCTTCATTATAGGTATAAATAGAAGCTTCTGAACCCATGAATCCGATATCTGCTTCTCCGGAGAGTACAGCGGTCATTGTTTTGTCGGCCCCAAATGGAATTATATAGTTAGTATAAGACGAATCACAAAAAGTCTACTTCTTTCACGGTACAGTCATCGTTTAGGTGTATCTGCAAAATTGTAGAGCGCCAAAAAGCACGTCTGTTTTCAAGAGTGAGAGAGTTATACATTTCTTTAAAATCAGTTTGCAGCAGTTCGTCTAAGTAAGAGAGATCTCGATCAGGTTCGATAGGAGTTGCATTAATAGTGCTAAGCTCTTGTTCCAAACGAGTATATTCCTCATCGTAGTAATCAAAAGAGATCCGCCCTTTTTGAAACAATAAGTTAAGACGTTCCAGCTCCTTTCGGATTTGTTCGGGAGATCTATCTACCTTCTTTTTCTTGTTTTCCTCGTTAATTTTATTATTCCTGATTTTGTACCTGTGATATTCATCTGATAAGTTTTCTAATAAATATTTTTCGATAAGATTTTGACTTACGCGGTGTCTGTTAGTGCAGATGTGATCTACTATAGAGCGATTACACCGGTAGTAGCAGTAAGTTCTTTTCTCTCCTGTTTTACGATTAATGATAGACGAGCATCCAGTACCGACTAACTTTTGGCCGCACACAGGGCAATGCATAAGGCTGGAAAACAGATATACTCTGCCCGATGGTGTACGCTTTATATTGCGATTGGAAATTGCTTGTATATCGTTCCATTCACTTTCTGTTAAATACGCAGGGCAGTATGGGAATCCTCTGTAAGTGCCTTTGTAAAATTCACTAGAGAGCATTGTACGTAACATTGAATAGGATAAGTTAATACCGTATGTACTTTGCATGTAGCGAATAGCTCCCTGTTTTGACTGATGCTTTTTAAAATACAGAAAAAAATCCTCTACCATGTGCTCTGTATCAGGGTCTTTTATCATACATTTTTTGCCATCTGCAATACCGGACTTATAACCCAAAGGCATATTGGCATCACCGAAAATAAGTTTCTTCTGCCGGATGGAAGCTTCGTTTACAAATTTGATTCTTTCGGAAGTAGTGTCGACTTCGTTCTGCCCGATGGACAACACAACATTTAATTGTAAACGTCCATCTCTCGTCTCCATGTTAATTCCGGGCTCAGAGGCAGAGATCCATCGCACACTGTGCTCGTCAAGAATATCCTGAACCTTGTAAAAATCAGAAAGATTACGAAACCATCTGTCTAGTCGCCAAAAGAGTATCACGTCTATTTTATCTTGTTTTACATCATTTATCAGTGCGTGGATAGCTTTTCTCTTTTTTAATTCCTTACGTGCCGTTTTTCCCTCGTCTGCATATACACCAACAACGATCATACCGTGTTCGGCGGCGTAGCGTTCCAAAAATTCTTTTTGTGCCTGTAGAGACTTTCCATGCACACTTTGCTCGAAAGTAGACACGCGTATATAAATAGCACATCTTAGTATTTTGTTAGCCATAGTATCTATCCCCTTTGTAAATTATATTAAAAAAATGTATAAAAATAACACCCAACGAAAATATGTTCCGTTGACGGGTGTATCCGAAGATGTTACAATATATGTGCAAAATAAAAGAGCATCTTCGGATGTAAAATATTATCGTGAAGTAGGTTATTGCAATATAGCGAAAGTCCGAGTCACGATGGCGTCTCGGTGTTGGTAGCACCGAGGCTTTTTATTTTGAATTTATTCTATAGGCATATTCTTAAAGGCTATTTAAAATGCGCCAATTTTGAGGGAATCCCATCTCGTTTAAAACTTCGTCTCGAGTTAAAAGACAGAGTTTCTTATCTAAGGTGCCTATTGCACGATAGATTTCTTTGCTCATTCTCTTGTAGTCATTATTCGATAAAAGACTTTTCAGCGCAATTAAACAGGCGAATAAATCACGTTTGCCTTTTAAATATTCACCGTTTTTATTTTGCTCGATACCAAGTTGTTTGTGGTATGGAGTTGTAGACAAAGGTTTCTTTGTCCGAAAACAGTAAATGCGATTTCCGTGAGCACAGAAATTTCTAACGATTGAAATATAGGCAAGAGCATTTTCAAGTTCGTTATCCATTATATTAAAGCGACGAGATATAGATTGTCGCTCTTGCGGAAGCATCAAGCTATAAAATTTGCTAATTGTACCGAGGGTTAAGATGTTGTTTAAGACCCATAGCGGAATATAACCATGTGCTTTTAAGTAATGAGATATACTAGGATCATTACTATGATTTGCCGTTTGTCTTTGTATTTCGGCGATAAGGTTTGTTATTTTGGATTCGGAGTCTCGCAATGTTGTATTAAAATTAGTATAAACTAAATAATTTTTATGTCCATGAGACTCTGAAAAATAGTATGAAATTAAACTTTTTATATGTGTTTCCACTTCTAAAATATATCTAAAAAAGATATCGCGAAGAACTCTATCAAATTGATAAAGCGCGTTGATTTCATTCATTGTTGTCCCTTGACGATATCTAACAGTATCTGATTCGATATCTAAAAATAATTTGTTATAACCATTTATAAGATTATAATAGCCGTGTTTTTCTAATACTCGTTTCGCATAATCGCGAGCGGATGAATCTTGAATCTCAACTCCGCGTTCTTGTAAAAGAGTAACGAGCTCATCAAGTGTTTTAAAAACTTTTTCCTCCATAAAAAGCCCCCATAAATTAAAAAGACCCGGGGCCCGAAGGACACCCGAGTACGTTCCATAATATTATATTCACTCATAAGAAATATATTCTTTTAAGTGATGCAATCATAACACGTAGATTCGAAAGTGTCAAGTGTTTTACGGAAATTTATTAAAAACAATATCGGAAATTTGTACAAAAAAATACTTTTTATAAAGGTATTAATTTGGATATTGTTCTGTGTTGACAAAATATTTTTATTGTGTATTACAAAGCATTGCCTGCTTAACTTCCATTATTTACCTGTAGTATTTCGTAGCACAGAAGCCTTGTAAAAAAAATAGACTATTCAAGATTTTGAATAGCGTAATCAGCTTCTTCTGCTGTAAATTTCTCTCCGTGTTCGGAAGTTAACTGATCACGGATAGCATCAGGAGACATTGCCATTGAGTCTTGATAAGACTTTGCTTTCTCTAATGCGTTTGCGTTCCAGTCTGCGTCGACATTATCGACAGCGTATTGAGCTTCTTCTGCCGTAAACTTTTCCCCATTTTCGGAAATGAGCTGATTGTAAATTCCAGCTTTAGACATATGCATCTGTTCGCTATAATCTTTAGCTTTTGCTAATGCGTTTGCATTCCAATCTGCCTTCACGTTATCAACAGCATATTGTGCAGCTTCAGGGCTAAATTTTTCGCCGTATTCAGATGTTAATTGGTCGTAAAGCCCTTGTTTAGACATAGGCATTGTTTCATTATAGATTTCTGCTTTTCTAAGAGCGTTCTTGTATTCTATAGGGATTTCTGGTTTCTTAGATTCTTCTGGTTTTTCTTCCTTTACAGTTTCTGTTTTTGGAGTTTCTTCTTTCTTTGTTTCCATGTTTTTTACTCCACTTGAAAATGATATAGTTTTAACTATTTCTTCAAAATCTTTCATATGACTAACATAAGTTTCGCTTCCGGAATAGTCAGAAAAAACAAAACCATAGCAATGTTCGGCATCTGAAAATATATAATATTTACCGTTGAGCAGCTTCCCAGATATAAATCCTTCAAATTCCAGAACTAATGTATCAACATTATTAATCGTTGTTGTATACCTATCCTTTTCTTGGTAATTTTCAACAGAAGACCTAAATCCCTCAATAAAATTATCTTGTAGTTCTGTATCTCCCATTGAAACAGGTGAATCATCTGCATAAGTATATAGCATCCCATTTTTTGCATGATAGTAATATCCGTTTTTTGCGTCTTTGCGACTCCAAGAACCAGGCACTTGATAAGAAATATTAAATAAGGTTTCTTGTGCATTTGAAGAACTATCAAAATCATGGGAAAATGATTCAATCTTTCCAGATGTTGTGGACGTATCCACAGTTTTACCAGTCGCTGTATTACCACTGTTACAAGCTGTAGTAGTAAACACTAATGCCATTAAAGGTGTAAGTAAAATTTTCTTTTTCATTTTGTTTCCCTCGCTTTCTCTTTAGGACCTACATCATTAGGGAACCACCCCTTTTATATAATCGCAATGCGGTTATATCTAATAGTTATGTATATATTTATTCTCAAATCTCATTATAGCTCTCTTATCTTCAGTGCTGAATAAATAGCTGGGACGTTTTAAGTTAACTTCACAAGTTAATATACACCCATTTTTACATAATGGTTTATCTGAATTGTAAACAGGCTTGCCGCAAAATTCGCAAATCCTTTTTGAGTAAACGAAACCATTATAATCTTTGTTATAGAAATGCTCATATAATTTTCGGTCAGAGTCAGTCATACGATTTCTGCATATATCTAAACACCAAAAATAAAAATCATCAGCAGCACACTTAGAAGCAGCAGTTGATAAAGAAAATGTTCTTTTTATATCATATATAGTTTTGCATTTTGCATAATAAATGGCCATTCTTGGCGCAAGAATATTACTTGCAAAATAATTCGCTTCTGCTTCATTTCCAGCAGAATTATTTCTATGTTCTAAAATATGATGCCCTAATTCATGCATAAGAGAGAATCTAATGCGTGAATCAGGTTTTTGGTCGTTGTATGCTATTAGAAATTTACTTCCAATGCGAAAAGCATCCTCTGAGTATGAGATACACATATTGTATAGTTCTTCATTTTTGTGTTTCAGTTCAGCGTATGTATATATTTTATATCCATAATGCTGTAATAAGTTTAAGCAATTAAATGGAAAATATTTAATTCCACAATCAATAAGCGTCTGGTTCGCTTTCTCTCTTATATAGTCTCGATTCAATAAAATCAGTCCTTTATTAGTCTATTTCGGACAAAAGTTTGATTAATTTCATTTTCTGTTCAGTTGAAAAATCTTTTCCATTTCGTGCTATTAAAGATTCTACATCTTCGTAAGAAGGTTCGTAAGTAGAGGATGGAATGCCTTTTGACATTTCATCAAGCTGTTCTACTGTTATTCCTAATATTTTACACATAACGATTATGTTATTTACATTTGCCTTTCCAGCTCCGTTCTTCAGTATTGTATATACAGTTGTATACGGAAGTCCACATTTCTCTGCAAAAGAGCGAGCGTTTAGACCTTGTTTTTTAATTAATTCTTCAAGAACTCTAGCTTTTTCCATGTTTTCACCTCTTTCTAAGATGTTTTAATTATATATGAAAAACTGGAAAAAGTAAATAGAAATATTCGGAAAACCAAATATTATTATTTTTTGCGAAAAAAATATTTGTAATTCCGAATATTTTGTATTGACAAAATACGAAATATCAAATATAATAAATGCAAGAAATACGAATTTCCGTATAAATTTAAAAGGAGGGATAGCATGTATTCAAATCTTATTAATGCAATGAAGATGAAAAAAATCACATTTACGCAGGTCGCAGAACTTCTAGGTTGTCAATTAAATACTGTATCTGATAAAACCGACGGCACAGTAAAAAGTGGCTTTTCTATTGATGAAGCATTGCAGATAAAAAAAATATTTTTCCCTGAGTATGATGTTGAATATCTCTTTAAAAGAGATATCGAAGCAGCATAAAAGACAAACTTGTGTTCGATAAAATTATTATATCACTTGTGGGATGGAAAATCAATTAAGAATTTATGGAAAAGAAAGGAGAGTGATTAGATGGAAACAGTAGCATTATCAGTTTTATTCTCGGCTGTTACTACTATTGTAATAACAGCCCTATTTAGAAAAGAAGTTTTTGATTATGTTGAGGAGATATGCGAATTAAATGTTGAAGCTGTTAACGAAGTAAAACGCATAACCATATCACAGATTGAAAGGCTTGTTGCTAGTATTAATCGAAACAAGAAAGAATAAAGGATTGACCAAATGGTGTTATGGTACTTATTTGAGCAGATATGTTGGAATTTTGATATTTTCCTTCTTTCATAATTACTTGGACATGGCGGTGTCCTGTGATTACAGTATAGGAGAATTTGGTGGACAACGCAACAAGTACAAACAGCAACACATAGATATTAGAGAGGTGAAGAAAATGAAACCAGATATGGAAAAAATCATACGGGTGCTCATTTCCCTAATAGAAGAGCAAGAGAGTGTGAAAATTGATTACACGCTCGAAAAGAAAACAAAGGACTAAACCGCTTAGGCGGTAAAGAGGTGAGGACAAGCAGTGACATACAAAGAGTATCTAAGATACAAACGCAACAAAAATCGAGCAAAGAAAAGGAGAAGGAAAGATGGAAGAAATTAAAACAGAGGAGCAGATGAAGGAGATTCGGGAGGCGATTACATATTATCATGAACTGCTTGAGAGTAATGAGATGTTAGAGAAGAGAAATCAAACAATGCTGAAAAAGATACGACAGGAAAAGAGGGACAAGCTGAAAGTCGAGTTATACTGCAAGATATATGCAATCATAGCAGTTGTGGCTACGATATTTGGATTTGGAATGGTGGTTGGAAGATGTCTTACGTTTTTAACTACAATGGGATTCTAAAAAAGAGCACCCACATGAGCCGGCAAGCTCGGGTACTCGGTAAAATTAATCAATTAAATTGTAGAGGATTTTGGAGGGAAAGTCAAATGAAAAAATTTGAGTTAACAAGTGAGTTTATCACTAATATTTTCGGGACAAAATTATTTCGTATTAAAGCATTAATCGAGTTTGGAAACGTTAAAGCGGGTGAGCTTGGCGGTTTCGTGGAAAAAGAAGAAAATCTAAATCATGAAGGCAATGCTTGGGTGTATGGTAATGCTGAGGTGTATGGCAATGCTCGGGTGTACGGTAATGCTAGTGTGTGCGATGATGCTCGGGTGTATGGTAATGCTAGTGTGTATGGTAATGCTCGGGTGTGTGGTGATGCTCGGGTGTGTGGTGATGCTCGGGTGTACGGTAATGCTGACTACGCCACGGTGCATGGTTTTGGCTCCGAATATCGTACAACTACATTTTTTAAAACAAAAGCAGGAGAAATTGGTGTGAGATGTGGATGTTTTTATGGAAATTTATCAGAATTCCGTAAAAAGGTAGTAGAGACGCATGGGGAAACGAAAAAGGCAAAGGAATACTTGATGCTTGCTGATCTGATGGAATTTAGATTTTCGGATAACTCATAAATAGAAGAGAGGAAAAGTCAATGGAACAATTAGAAGGAACGGTAACAATGCCGTTGATTACATATCAAAAAATGAGAAATGATACGAGTCAGATTTTCAATTCGCACGGAACTGACCATGATTCTGAGGATAAGAAGAAAGGGATTTGGCTCTGCTTGAATCAGGAAAAACTCTTTGACCTTGCGTGGGAAGAGATGATCAGACGTGGTATTGATGTATCGAAGTACGACAAGGAGAAAGCAACGTACGAGCATGGATTTGTCAAGTTCGGGTTCAGAGAAGAGGAGGTGGATAAAAATGGCACAGATGGATTATCAGATCATTAAGACATTAGCAGTATTTCCGCCTGAAGGAAATGGTATTTTTCATAAAGAATTGAATCTGATCAGTTGGAATGGAAGAATGCCGAAATACGATTTGCGCTCATGGACCGATAATCATGAGACGATGACAAAAGGAATTACTCTGACAGAAGAACAGATGAAAGAGATTGCTTTTACAGCATTAAAAGGAATGGGGTGTTTGTAATGGCAAGATTAACAATTAAAAATCCTTCTGTACATCCAGCACAAAAACCTACATATCGAATTCCAATTGACAGAGCAGGTGAATTTTCTATTAAAACATTTGGAAGATTTACCGATATGCATGGGGATATGGTCACAAAGCTTGGAAAGTATGAGGATTTGGGAGAACCGGAAGAACTCGCAAAGAAATTAGGAATCCGATTGGAGGGCTAAGTGAAAATGGATATATATCGAATTTTTGATTTTAAAGATGAAGAAGAGTGGCTTTCCGGAAGAATGAATGGAATTGGTGGAAGTGATGCAAGTGCAGTGGTTGGTGTTAATCCTTATAAGACAAATATCCAGCTCTTTGAAGAAAAGACTGGGAAAAGCATTCCGGAAGATATCTCAGATAAGCCTTATGTCATTTATGGTAAGTTCGCAGAAAAGCATATTCGAGAACTTTTTAAGTTAGATTATCCGGAATATAAGATTGAGCATCACGAATTCCGGATTTTACAAAGTCTAGAATATCCATTCATGCAAGCTTCTTTAGATGGAGAGCTGACTGATCGAGATGGAAGAAAAGGAATTCTGGAAATTAAAACAACAAATATCCTACAGTCTATGCAATATGAAAAGTGGAAAGATAAGATTCCAGATAACTATTATCTGCAGATTCTTCACTACTTGCTAGTTACTGGATATGAATTTGTAGTTCTAAGAGCACATCTGAATACTACATGGGGCGGAGAAGTCAGAACACAAGTTAAGCATTACTTCATTGAACGCGAAGAAGTTCAGGAAGATTTAGATTACTTATTAAAAGAAGAAGTTAAATTTTGGAAGTATGTGGAGAGCGGAAGAAAGCCGCCTTTGATACTACCTGAAATATAGGAGGAAGAACATGGAATTTAAGATTATGAATCCGCAAGAGAGTTTAATTGCTCAGGAGATTCAGTGGAATAATAAAGAATTGAAACAGGAGATTTCAGCTAAGATGGCTGATTACGAGAATCTTGTCTTTACAGAAGAAACTATTAAAGATGCTAAGAAAGATAGAGCAAACTTAAATAAGTTAAAAACTGCCTTTGAGGATGAAAGAAAACGAATCAAGAAGCTTTATCTTGATCCATATAACAAGTTCGAAGCGCAGATCAAAGAAGTTGTTGCTCTGATTGAGAAACCAATTAGCTTGATTGACAAACAGATTAAAGAAGTTGAAGAGAATAAGAAGCTCCAAAAGAGAGCAGATATCGAAAAGATGTTTGCAGAAATCGGATTTCAGCCATTTGTCACACTTGAGAAGATTTGGGATCCTAAGTGGCTGAATGCAACAGTCACATTATCTAGTATTGAAACAAGAATGAAAGAAATCATGTTTGAGATTGGCAGCGATGTTCATACAATCAAATCTCTTCCGGAATTTAGTTTTGAAGCAATGGAAGAGTACAAGCAGTCGTTAAGTCTTGTGCAGGCTATCAATGAAGGGCAACGATTAGTAGAGATCCAAAAGAGAAAAGCGGCTCAGGAAGAAGAAAGAAGACGTAAAGAAGAAGAGAGAGCAGCAGCTGAAGAAGCAGAAAGAAAAGCAGTAGAAAAAGCTTTAGCGGAAGCTGTGGCGGAAGAAATGGAAGCTCCAGCAAAACCAGTAGAAGTTATTCAAGAACCTGTTTATACATTAGATTTTAGAGTTACAGCAACAAAAGAGCAGTTGGATCTGCTTAAAGGATTTTTGCGACAGAACAATATTACATATGGTCCAGTGCCAACATTGAAAGGAGAATAATTATGGCAGTACAGAACAGTTTAGCTAAAAAACAGAAGATGGGAATGGCAGCATATCTCACACAAGATGCCGTGAAGAAACAGATCAACAGCGTAGTCGGTGGAAAGAATGGTACAAGATTCATTTCAAGCATCGTTTCAGCAGTGCAGACAACTCCAGCATTGCAGGAATGCTCAAATCCTAGTATTTTATCTGCTGCACTTTTAGGAGAGGCATTGAACCTTTCGCCCTCGCCACAGCTTGGCCAGTTTTACATGGTTCCTTTCGATAACAAGAAGAAAGGATGCAAGGAAGCTCAGTTTCAACTCGGCTATAAAGGATATATTCAACTTGCAGTTCGCTCAGGGTATTACAAGAAATTGAATGTTCTTGCTATTAAACAGGGGGAATTAGTTCGATACAATCCATTGGATGAAGAGATTGAAGTAAATCTAATTGAAGATGATATTCTTCGAGAAGAGACACCGACAGAAGGATATTATGCAATGTTTGAGTATGAGAATGGATTCAGGAAGACTATGTACTGGTCAAAGAAAAAGATGTTGGCACATGCAGAAAAATATTCATTTGCGTTCTTCAAAAACGGTGGTGCAAAAGCTTTGGAACTTATTGAACAAGGCAAGATTCCTGAAAAGGATATGTGGAAGTATTCTTCGTTTTGGTTTAAAGATTTCGATGGAATGGCTCTTAAGACAATGCTTCGGCAGCTAATCAGCAAATGGGGAATCATGAGTATTGATTTGCAGACGGCTATTGATAAAGATATGGCTGTTATTCAAGAGGACGGTTCTGTTGAGTATGTGGAGAATGATTCAGCGGAATATGAAGAAAATATTGTATCGGATCAGGAGTTTCAAGAAGTAGAAAATATAAAAAAAGATGAAGCTATTGAGACAGACAAACAAGAATCTAGTGTAGAAAGTAATTTTTTTAATTAAAGAAAGGATGATAGATTATGCAGCACATTGATTTAGAGAAATTTGCGAACGGTGCTTTCTCGGCACAGGTAAACAGAGCAATCGAAGAGGTAACAAAAAATATTCAGGATCCAAACACGGAAGCTTTAGCAACTCGAAAAATTACAATTACAATTGGATTCAAGCCGAATCAGGAGCGTAACTTTGTTACAACCGGAGTGCAGGCGAAGACAACCCTTGCACCGGCACTTGGAACTGTTACAGCGATGAGCATGGGAAGAGATATCAAGACCGGGAATGTTGAAGCAGTTGAAGTTGGAAATCAAATCCCAGGTCAGATGTCGGTACAAGATTTGCAGACGAACAGCGTAGGTGTGGTAGATGGACAGGCAGTAGATACCGAGACAGGGGAAATTCTTGGGGATGCACAGCAGGACGGAAAAGTAATTGATTTAAGAACAAAACAGGCATAGGAGGAATATAAGATGATGGAAGGATTAAGAGAAGCATTACAATTTATTACTGATTTAAAAGAGGACGCATTGGAACCAAAGATTGTTGAAATTGCAGAGAAAACATATTGTAATCAGTCATTAGTCAGATACGGAAAAGAGGATTTAGCAGAGGCGATTACAGCAAGCACTCTGACATCAATTGTAGATTACATCAAACAGAAATCTGATGAGATGCGGGAATCTAGTATTTTACATATCGTAAATCCTACAACATTAGAATTATACTCTGGTTTGCTGGAAGAGAAGAGACGCGAAACATTGTTCCGCTCCAAAGCGATTGTAAATGAGTTTGAGTTTGACAAATGGTATGATCAGGAACGTTTCTTGATTGAGCTGCAGGCGAACTTTATTAAAAATGAAGATTTAGAAAAGATTATGATGGTAGCAGGTAATATTCAATCTGGAACGACAGCAAACTATAATGATGATGGAATCAGTCAGAAAACAACTATCCGTTCAGGAGTCGCAAATAATTCGGATGTAATCGTACCAAATCCGGTTAAACTGATGCCATACCGTACCTTTAATGAGTTGAAACAGCCGGAAAGTGCATATGTATTCAGAATCCGGGATGATCAGGGAACGCCTTTATTTAAACTGATTGAAGCGGATGGCGGTATTTGGAAGAACGAAGCAATGCTTAGTATTAAGAATTATCTGCAGACAGAGCTTGCAGAGGAAATTGAGAAATATAATATTACTATCATTGCCTAAAAATTCAAGGTATCTCCATAAAGGGATCAATAATATATCACACACGGAACTTTAAAACTTGTTTCAATGCCTCCTGCTGAATGGTAGGAGGCAGAAAGGAGAAGCATGAAATCAGTAAGTTTTCACGTGCCGGGAAAGCCACAGGGAAAGGCAAGGGCGCGTACATTTTATAATCCGAATCTCGGAAGACATATGTCAGTAACACCGGATAATACGGTATTGTACGAGAATCTGATAAAGACGATGTACATTCACGCTGCAAAAGGCTGTAAGTTTGAGAAAGGCGAACCGGTTACACTCTGCATCGTTGCAAGATATATGCCGGCAAAGAGTACTTCTAAGAAAAAGCTGCAACAGATGTTAGATGGAGAAATTCTTCCACTTAAGAAGCCGGATATGGATAATATTGTGAAAGTAATTGCGGATGCCCTGAATAGTGTTGCATATCAGGACGATTCGCAAGTTGTATTTGTAAAAGCAAAGAAAGTCTATTCTGCACTTGAAGGTGTGGATGTGACGATTCAGGAATATAGAAAAGGAGAGTAGGTGGTCCGTATGGGGCGTGGTGCTCCGAAAAAACCAGGACTTACATACTATCCGAAGATGCTTGATTTCTACGAAGATGATAAAATCTTTGATTTGTTGGACGAATATGGTCCATTGGGCGTGACAATCTATGACTGTATACTTTGTATCGTATATAAAAACGGATATTACGCTGAAATCCCACTAGATAAGCTATCAAAAATGATCACTAAGATGATCGGAAACAAGTGGGTAAAGAACAAACATGTTGTCGTACAAGTGGTGCACTTTTGCTCTGAGATAGGTCTCTTAGATGATGACCTCATAACGAAAAACATCATCACCTCTGTTGGAATTCAGAGACGTTATTACGAGATAGCAGTAACACGCATGAAAAGACAGCTTTATAGTGATAAGTATTGGCTCCTCGGGAAAGAGGAAAAAGAGGAGCCTTTATTAAATGCACCCTTAAACGGAATTAGTTCGGAAGTTAATCGAATTAATTCGGAAGAAATTCGAGATACTTCGGAAGTAAGTCCTATAGAAATAAAAGAAAATAAAAATGTATATATAGATGCCTTCGGCGATTCTGAGATTGAGAGATATTTCCAGTTGTATGTGATGACACGGAACAACAATGGAGATAACTTATCGGATACTCAGATACAGATGCTAAGAGAAGAATTGCTTTCCATATCTGCTGACAGAGAAGAACAGCTTGCAATGCTGAGAAAAGCTACAACCGGTCTTTGGAAAGGCTTCTATCCATTATCCAAACCTAAAAAGAAGAAATCGGAGAGCACACAGAAGGCAAAGAAGAAAGCATCTTTTAATAACTTTGATGGAAGAAAATATGATATGGAGGCTTTGGAAGCACAGATGCTTGCAGTAGACGAAATGGGGTGTGATAAATGATACACACAGAATTGATTAAAAATAGATTTGACTCTCTCGAAGCGTATGAGAAATTTGCTTTGGAATGGGCGGAGGTGTGCTGTAAAGTGAGTAAAAGCAGCCGAAACAGGGCGGAAAAGGAACGGTTTGAAAAGGCGAAGAGAGTTCGAGACATGGAAAGTTAGGAGGAAGAAAGCATGAGTTATGAATATAAAATTGAACTGGTAGAAGAATTACCGAAAGAAATTCCAATAAAGAAAAATGGAACATTAGATACAAGAAATGAATGGTATGGACATTCATACGGGGAATCAGTTGGAAGAGTTTATGATGATGGAAAAGTAGAGTCGTTTTTTATAAAAGACCAAGAAAATAAGAACACAGAGTTGTTTGACGTGCTCAGAAGCAGTCATCTTGTAGAGACAAGACATAGAAACTTGATAAATCGAAAGACTGGAGAGGATAAATCTTGTACAGAATATTATGTTATGCATAGAGTAGTAGGACATTGTTCAGGACTTCCAACAGTGACAGATGAAGTATTATCCAGTTGCATGAATGTAAGATATAGATATATGTATGAAATTTTGTTAGTTGCAGAAGAGGGGCTTAAACGATATGTAACAACAGAAATTAGAACAGATGGACCTTATACCGTATGTCTTTATGATGAGATGAATGAAATTGAAGAGCTTTTTGAAGAACTTGCAGAAAACGAAGAAAAAGGGTTCCGATTTGATAGTTATGGAACGCTATGTGTCTTGTTTTATGATGATTTTGGAGATCAGATAGAAGCAGAATTTTTTAGCATGAGAGAACTATTGATGTGCATTCATTCTGTGAGACTGGTTGAATTAGAATCGGAGATTGTTGATTAAGTGGAGGAATAAACATGGAGAGATTAACTATAAGTAAAATAACGGAAGAAACAGGAGCATATGAACTTGCACATAATTGCACCTTTATACGAGATGGAGAAACATGGTATAGAGATTTCGACAATGAAATCAGATTAAGAGATATGATGCGAGAAATCATAAAGAACCATTCTCAGTACGATGAACAATGCGACGATGATGAGATTCTCGATGAAATTCTCTTCGAAAATTTACAATATCCGGCGGATGATATTGATGGTTTGATAGCTGTATTCAGTATGCTTGCATGGAGTCATTCGGATCTAAGAGAAAGATTAAAAGCATATGAAAATACCGGATTAACTCCAGAACAGGTGCAGGAGCTAAAAGAACGTGATACGGCGAAGAGACCGATTAAGACTAAGGGATTGAAAAATTTTCATGGAAATATTTATAAAGTAGTTGGCGAATGTTCTAACTGTGGCTGTGGTGTAAATAGCTTTATGATGTTTTGCGACTACTGCGGACAGCGGTTAAAGTGGGAGGCTTAGAGATGCGAGAAATACTTTTTAAAGCAAAGAGGTTGGATAACGGCGAATGGGTAAAGGGTAGTCTGATATCGACAGAAGATAACTCAGGTTTTATTCTTCAAAGCAAAACGAAAGCGTTTATTCCAAAAGGGGCTAATACGTTTTGTTCGACAGAGTGTTATGAAATCGACCCAACCACTCTCTGCCAGTACACCGGACTGACCGACAAGAACGGTAAACGGATTTGGGAGAATGATATTATTGAAGACGATGTAAATTGTTACAGAGTATATTGGAGCAAAAAATACAGCAATTTTTCTTGTGAATGTGTCAAAACAGATGAGCCAATATTTAAAGGAAGAAAATGGGATTTATGGTCGATCATACAAGAAGAGGAAATATATGTTAAAGGAAACATTTTTGATAACCAAGAGCTGTTGGAGGTAGAGTGATGAAATACAGAAAGAAACCAGTAGTTATTGAAGCGATTCAATGGAAAGAGAATACAACGGAGATAATACAATTTTGTGGAAATAAATGTTCTTACAATGCAAATGATACTGCTTGGGAAGTTGGAAAAGGGATACCAAATGAAGAACTTATCATACATACCCTTGAAGGAGATATGATAGCGAGCAGAAATGATTACATTATAAAGGGTATAAAGGGAGAGGTTTGTCCATGCAAACCAGATATATTTGAGAAAACATATGAAGAGGTGGGGGGAATGAATGTATTAGAGAAGATTTTGGAAGAGATAGAAGAACGTGTGAACATTGTTGAAAACATTCCAGTAAATGAAGATGATGATTTTCTGGATGGTGAGGAGTGTTATGAAGACGGAAGAGTACAAGGTCGGTATGAAGAGCTGGTATGGTGCAGAGGCATGATCCATTCCCACATGGATGATGCGACAGATACGAATGACGGGTGGATTCTAGTAGAGGACGGATTGCCGGAAGGTGGAGAGAAAGTATTAGTATGGTACGAATATTTCCGGTATGGAGAATACAACAGAATGTTTCAAACGCATGGTATTGGATGGCAATATGATGGGCACTGGAGTGGCGATGTAAGTGGTACAAAAGCAAGATGTATAGCATGGCGTCCACTTCCGGAACCGTACAAGCCTAAGAAACTACAAACAGAGGAGAAGCCGGTACAATGACCGGCTAATTATGAAAAAGAAAATCTATATAAAAAACTAAATGTCTTTGTTTGATTATTACTATACACAGGATTTATGATGATATTGTGTTTGAAAATCATAGATTTTGTGAACGAAGTTTTAAAGATTTGTGAAAGAGGAGTAGGAGGTGTGAGATGAGCATTGTGAATTTTAATATCCCGGATGATGGATGGTTTTCGATGAATTGCAATACTTTGCCGTTAGATAAGCAATTATGCGTAATTATTCATAGATATAGCAATCAATCTCCGGGAATATATCAATACAGAAAAGCGGACTGGTTGCATAAAGAAAGCGATTATTTCTTAGATGTTTCGGAACGATGGAGATTAGAAAGCATTGGGTGCGAAGAAGAATGGGAACCAAGCTTTGCGACGGCTGGAATCATAAAATACTGGAAACCGTTAGGACTTCCGGTCAATGAAAATGAGAGATTGCAGCTAGAAATCGAACGGTGGTTTGAAGATGACGATACTTAGAGGACAGCGGAGCACGGTCTTAAGTGCTCCGACAGAAAGAGGTGATAAATTGAGCTATGGAAGAACACGGAAGCAAGCAAAGCTGGACGAAGAAAATACCTTTGATGATATTATAAAGCGAGGACCGTCAGAAAGTGCAAAACGTCAGATGCAGCACAATGCATATCAGAGCATTGAGGTAATGGACTACATCAGGAAAATACATAAGGGAGGTGGTGCCGGTGGACAAGTTAAAACTAAAAAAGTACATACCGAACAAAGCAAGACTTAAAAGAATTGATGCGAGGATAGAAGAACTTTGTGAGACTGAGCCGGCAGGAGAAGTGATGGGAAAGGTTCGTGGGTCAAGTAAAGATTTTCCCTATACGGAAGTTAGGACATCTGTGATGATACCTGATCCGGATGAGCAGGAGCGAATAAACAAGCAAATCAGGAAAAAAGAAGAGGAACGCTTGCAGGTGTTGGCAGAGATTCAAGAGGTAGAAGAGTTTCTTGACGGGATAGGGGATGTGGAGATTAAAGAGATTTTTGAATTGCTGTACGTGGATGTGAAGAAGCAGAGAGAGGTTGCAGACATCATCGGATATAGCAGAGGAAGAATTTCGCAAATAACAAGTGAATACTTGAAAGATTAACACAATTAACATTTTAGATATGTTATAATTATTCTAGAAAAGTTATAATTAACTTTAGGCTTTTCTTCCCAAAACACACTTATATATCGAAAAGGGCGCCTTGCAAATTGTGAGGTGTCTTTTTTTGTAATATTTGATAAAAAGAACAGATGTTTCTTGTATATTTTCTGTTTATAAGATATAATATATTTGAAATGTTAGAGGAAACAAAAGCTATCATTTCAAAATTTCGTTAGGAACAGTTGCTTGTAAAGGAGTGAAAAAAATGAAAACCACAATAAGCAAGAGCTTTCTGGACGGATTTGCAAGAGCATTGAGCTTAGATAGTACAAAAGAATGGCCAAATATCTATGATGATAAAATGAAAGATTATATGGCATTAAGGGGCGATTGGGATAATGTCGGAAAATCAATCCGAAAAGAAACAAGAAATTTCAAAAGAACCAGTTTCAGACATTGAAATTGAAAACGAAAAGCAAGCGGAGCAAGTAAAACAGGTAGTGGTTGAGGCGATAAGAAGCGAATTCAGTGGGCCAATGCCACCCCCGAGTATACTTTCGGGGTATGAAAAAATTCTGCCAGGTGCCGCTGATAGAATTTTGTCAATGGCAGAAAAGCAATCTGCACATCGACAAAAGATGGAAGAAAAAATGATTAAAACAGAATCAAGAGATAGCCTTTTGGGGGTATTGTTTGCATTTTTTCTAGGATTTGGTTGCATAGTTGCGGCTGTGGTTATGGTAATTGCAGTTCCCGAAAATGCAGGTGCTATTTCAGGTGCTGCTTTAGGTGTTATTGGAATTGGTGCAATTATAACAACATTTATAAAAAGTACTAGAAGAGGCTATAAAGGCCAGCAAGATTCAGGAAAAGAAAGAAAAGAATAAAGTAAAAGAAGAGGCGTCCATTAGGGCGTCTTTTCTAATACCCAAATATGGATACATAGCTCAGTGGTAGAGCACTTCACTCGTAGGGAATATGTCACAGGTTCGATTCCTGTTGTATCCAGAGATAGAAAATTGATAGATTGGAAGGTGGTGAGCCATATGACAGAAAAACAGAAAATATTTGCAGATGAATACTTGATTGATTTGAATGCTACACGGGCTTACCGCGCGGCATATCCATCCGTGAAGAAAGATGAAACAGCGAGGGCAAATGGAAGCAGAATGCTAACAAATGCTAACGTTGCAGGGTATATTTCAGATCGAATGAACGAACGCCAAAAGCGAACGGAAATCACACAGGATATGGTGCTTCAAGAGTTGGCTTCGATTGCTTTTGCAAGGGCAACAGATTATGTAGAAATTAAAGTTGATGGTACAAATAGCGTGGTTATGGTGAAGCCAACTACAGAACTGTCAGAAGAGCAGATAGGAGCAATCGCAGGAATCAAAGAGGGAGCTAATGGAATTGAAATCAAATTGAATGATAAAGAAAAGGCGTTGGAAATGTTAGGACGTCATTTAGGTATGTGGAATGATAAATTGGACATGAAGGTGACACCTGCATCAGACACTGTGAGAGAAATGGAAGAATATTTTGGGAATTACAAAGCAACAGGCGATAACACTACTGACGGAAACGCCTTATAAGATAGGACATTGGTTAGGGTTTAAGGATTTGACCAGGCTACACAATGAGTGGCTTCGGTCATTTTTGTATGAAAAGAAAGACCAGACGCTGCTTGCTCACAGGGGCAGTTATAAGACGACGGATTTATCGTTGTTTCTTGCATTACATACGGTGGAACGACCAAATGAAAATGTTATGTTTTTCAGAAAAACTGATACGGATGTCGTAGAAGTGATGGTTCAGGCGCAAAAAATATTGTCATCAGATGTTATGCAGTCGATCACATATGCTTTGTATGGCTGTTATATTCATTTTTTGAAATCGAACAATGCAGAAATCCATACAAACCTCTGCACATTCACAAAAGGAGTCAGTCAGATACTTGGACTTGGTATTGGAACATCCATTACAGGTAAACATGCGGATATAGTCGTTACAGATGATATTGTTAATCTAAAAGACAGAATCAGCAGAGCAGAACGCGAGAGAACAAAGGTGCAGTACATGGAACTACAAAACATCTGTAATAGACATGGACGTTTTATTAATACCGGAACACCGTGGCACAAAGAAGATGCGATTTCCATCATGCCGAATGTAAAACGGTATGATTGTTATTCGACAGGATTGATAGACAGAGGAAAGTTGGAAGAAATCAGATGTTCAATGTCAGACAGTTTGTTTGCTGCAAATTATGAGTTAAAACATATAGCTGATAAAAACGCTATGTTTACGTCTCCTCAATTTATGGAGGATGAAAGTTTGTTATATAACGGAATTGCGCATATAGATGCTGCGTATGGCGGAGAGGACGCAACAGCATTTACGGCAATGCACAAGTTACAGGACGGACGTATAGCAGCATTTGGAAAACGGTGGGAAAGGCACGTAGAGGACTGTTTGACGGAGATTGATGCTTATCACGAAAGGTTCAGGCTTGGAACAATAGAATGCGAGGATAATGCAGATAAAGGCTATTTGAAGAAGGAGTTGAAAACAATGTTCCTTCCGGTGCATGGGTATCATGAGAGCATGAACAAATTTGTGAAAATATCAACGTATCTGCGTAAACACTGGAAGAACATAGTGTGGTTTGAAGAAACAGACCCGGAGTATATTAACGAGATACTGGACTATTCAGAGTTTGCGGAACATGATGATAGTCCTGACTCGGCAGCAAGTCTGATAAGAAAATTAGAGAAAAAGGGTTCAGGATTGAACAGAAAGATAACAGGAGGGATTTGATGTTTATATTACCAGCAGGTACAGAGATTACATTGGAATTACTGGCTGAATTTGTAGACAGGCATAAGAAAATGGTCAGCAAAAGATACAAGCCATTACAGGACGCTTATACAAGTGATTATGAAATTTTGCATAGAAAAAAGAAACCGGATTATAAACCAGATAATCGTATTGTAGCAAATTTTGCAAAATATATAGTTGATACAATGAACGGGTTCTTTTTGGGAAATCCGATTAGAATTACGTCAGAAGATAAATCTTTGTTAGAGTATGTGGAATTTCTTAATCAATACAATGACCAAGATGACAACAACGCAGAGTTGTCCAAGATATGTGATATTTATGGAAAAGGGTACGAGATGTATTATGCAGATGAAGAGGCAGAACTGTGTACCACTTATCTTGATCCGACAGAAGCATTTATGATATTTGATGAATCTATTATTGAAAGACCACAGTTTTTTGTAAGGTACTATACAGATTACAATAAAACAGAGAGAGGAAGTATATCTAACGGGACAGAGGTTAGGTATTTTCAAGTTTCAGGAGGGTATATTTGGACAAGTGAGTGGGAATCGCATTATTTTGAGGGAGTGCCTGCGACAGAGTTTGTGGAGAATGCAGAACGGCAGAGTATATTTGAACCAGTATTGACGATGATTAATGCCTATAATAATGCAATCAGTGAAAAAGCGAATGATGTAGATTATTTTGCAGATGCATATATGAAGGTGCTTGGTGCTGAATTAAAAGATGACGACCTTGAATTTATCCGCGATAAACGTGTTGTAAACTTTCCGGGAGATGAAATGGATAAGATTATCGTAGAATTTATGGACAAGCCGAGCGGTGACGGTACACAGGAAAATCTTCTTAACAGATTAGAGAGATTGATTTTTCAATTATCAATGGTGGCAAATATTTCTGATGAAAATTTTGGTGCAAGTTCAGGAATTTCATTGAAGTATAAACTGCAGGCTATGAGTAACTTGGAAAAGACAAAGGAGAGAAAGTTCACGTCAGGCATGAATCGTCGGTACAAGGTATTGTTTAGCCACCCTAGGTCAAAAGTTCCAAAGGATTCATGGGTAAAATTAAAATATGTTTTCACACCGAATTTTCCGGCCAACTTGTTGGAAGAATCACAGATAGTGGGAAATCTTGCAGGCATTACAAGTAAAGAAACCCAACTGAAGGTACTTTCAACAGTAGAAGATGTGAAAGGGGAAATAGAAAAGATAGATGCCGAGCAGGATTTGCTAGGGTATAACACAGACTATCCGACAGGCAGAGATGATGAAGAGAGTGAGGATATAGTTTCTATTACAGAGGGGGTGACTGAAATACAAGGGAAAGCACTGAACGTAGCACAGACACAAAGTTTAATTGCTATTATGTCGCAATACAGTGCAGGAAGTTTGACAGAAGGACAGGCGATTAGACTTATTTCAACTGCAATAGGAATTAGCAGAGAAGAGGCACGTTCGATTTTGAATGGGGAAATGTAGATGAACTACTGGGAAAAGAGACAGAAACAACTGAATCAGGAATTGGAAAAGGACGAGAAGAAATTAAAGAAAAAACTCTCGTCCTTTTATAGTGCAGAATACAGAAAGTTAGAAAAAGAAATAGCAGCATATTATTCCATATATGGTGAGGACAAGGTTATCGAGTACAGAAAGTTGATGCAGAACTTGGACGATGCGGATAGGGAACGACTTATCAAAAGAATGCAGGACTTTGCTCAACTGTATCCTGAGTATGCGGATATGCTTCCTATACGGGAAAGTATATATAAACTAAACCGTCTTGAAGGATTACAGATGTCAATACTTATGCAGCAGTTGGAAATCGGTGCAGTCGATATTAAGACGGTCAGGGAGCATCTTGTAAGACAGGCTGTACGCAATGCTAATCAGGTAGCAGAAACAATGGGGTACGGCAAGAACTTTTACTCGGAAAATTCGGAAATCATACGAAAAATTGTAAATGCAAAGTGGTATGACGGAAAAGATTTCAGTGAACGAATATGGGGAAATATTCAGAAACTGGCACGATATTTGGGAAGGGATATTGCTGCGGGATTTGCCCGTGGTGACAGTTATAGCAAACTTGTTTCGAAGTTAAGACAGAGATTTGAGAAAGTGTCCAGAAATGACGCATATCGGCTGATTTACACAGAAGGTACATTTATATCAAATGAAGCAAGAGCAGTGGCATTTGAGCAGGACACAGAGGAATATGTGTTCCGTATTCAGCACTATAAAGCAAGGCGTTCCGGTTGGTCGGATATTTGTGATGATTTGCATGAGAAACGTTTCAAATGGGGTGAAAGAAAGCCGGGAATAAACTTTCCACCTATGCACCCGTGGTGCCATTGTACCGCAACACCAAGTGTTACGGATAGGGAGAAGTTTGTTGAAGATTATGAGAAACGTCATGGAAATGGTGAAGGAAAGAAAATATCTGATAGATTAAAGGTTGTAAAAAATGTTGACTATGGTATGATAAAGAAAATAATAATTCCAGAACAACTTAGACGGGCTACTGGTATTACTCCTAATATGATTGAAAATATGCAAAAGGGTATTAATATAATAGAAAATGAATATGAGTTGAATTTAAAATGGGTGTTGGTAGAAGATTTGGGAACTTCGCGTTTGGATATTCCTTATCTATGTAGATATGCGAATAATAATGGAAAACATGAATCAATATTTGTTTTAAATAGTGGATTTGATTTTACAGGGTTTGATGAAATAGTTGCCAGAGCCTATGCATATGGTTATTTTTCAGGAAAAAGTATAACAGACCATATTATTCACGAAATGGCACACGTAATGACAGGACAACATATTGAAGACGCAGAGGAATTTGAGACTTTTTTAAATACTGTTGAAAAGGAATATGTTCCAGGAGTTTCAGGATATTCTGATGATGCAAAGGATGGATTTGAAACGATAGCAGAGGCTTTTGTAAAAATAAGAAACGGTGAAGAAGTGCCGGATAAAGCAAGAAGGTTGGTTGAAATTTACATAGAAAGGTGGAAAAAGAAATGATTAGAATACCGTACTGTTTGGATTGCGATAATTGTAAAAAAAATATGGTATGTGATGCGTATCCGAAAGGAATACCTGAGGAAATATTGCATACTCCTAAAACCAAAGGAACCATATGTAACAATGGAGTGACATATAAAAAGCATATTGCTCAAAATAACATTAAAAATATTACAGATTAGAGTTGAAACAGTAGTTTGAATTAGAAAGATAGGAGCGGTTTTACCAAAAGGAAGCAGAGGAATATTATGGTAATAGTACCACTGGATTATACTGGGAGTGATGATAATGACATTAAGTGAAGCTAGAGAATATATGGAATGGGAAAAAAGACAAAAATTCTGATTGTGTGAGATAGTATTTAAGTAAGGAAGATGACGAGAAAAGTTATGAAAAAACTATTATTTTTTCATGCTCCGTGGTGTCCGCCCTGTAGATTTTATGAAAAGCAGTTTATTGAACCTTTAGAGGAAAAAGTCGGGATTGATAAAATACAGCGTGTAAACGTGCAGGACGAATCATTTGTGGCAGACAAATATCAGATAGACAAATTGCCAGCGGTAGTTTTATTGTCTGATGAGATGGTGTATATGAACCACACAGGAGCGATTGACGTTGAGGAAGTAGCAGATTGGTTGAAAAATATATAAGTGCAGATGCCACAGGTCGAAAAGATCTGTGGTATTTTTATACTTATTTTTAGGGAGGTGGTGCCGATTGATTGCAGTAAAAGTAACAAGTACAGAAATTACAGTAGACGGTCATGCGGGATATGCAGCAAGTGGAAGTGACATTGTGTGTGCAGGAGTGACTGCCCTTTTTCAGTCATTGGTTAAATCCATACTGAGTTTAACTAATGATAAAATTGAATATTGTCTAAGACCGGGAGCATCTAAAATTGTTTATAGGAGTTTATCAGAAAAATCGCGAGTTTTGATAGACTCTTTTTTTATCGGGATTTCCATGATTTCAGAGGAATTCCCCGAATATGTAAAAATTTTATGACCAGGCGTGAGTGTCACTAAACCTTACGGAAAGTCAGGCGTGGAGACTATAAACTACGGGGAATAGAGCGTAAGTTTTAAAATATGGAGGTATACAATGAAAGTAAAAGATTTTTGGAAACTGCAGTTATTTGCAGAGGATACAGAAGGGGGTAAGCCGGATAATGTGGAAGATTCCCACACAGGAGGTGGCGAGCCTGAGAAGAATGAGGTGAAATACACAGATGCAGATGTTGATAAAATAATCGACAAGAAATTTGCTGAGTGGGAGAAAAAACACCAGAAGAAAGTTGACGAGGCTGCGAAACTTGCCGAGATGAATGCACAGGAGAGAGCCGAGTATGAGAGAAACGAACTTCAGAAGAAGTTAGACGAATACGAGAGAAAAGATGCTATTGCAGGAATGACAAATACTGCAAGAAAAATGCTGGCAGACAATCACATTGTGGTCTCAGATGAACTTTTGGCGGTTTTAGTCACGCCTGACGCAGATAAAACAAAACAGGCAGTAGACGGTTTTGTAACTGCATTCAATGATGCAGTAGAAGAGGCGGTTAAGGAACGTCTTAAAGGCAAAACGCCTAGCAGAAGCAGTGGTAAGGCAACAATGACAAAAGAAGAAATTTCGGCAATCAAAGACCCGGAATTAAGACAGCAAAAAATGTTAGAAAATAGAGAGTTATATGATTTTTAGGAGGTAATTTATGAACAAGAACAGAAAATTTGGATTACAGTTATTTGCAGTTGATGAGAAGATGATTATTTCAGCAGACCTTGCAAAAGTGAGAGACGTAGATTTTACGGAGCGATTTACGACAGGCATTCAGACCTTGATGAAAATGCTCGGTATCACAAGAAAGGTTGAGAAAAAGGCAGGAGAAGTACTGAAGGTATATAAAGTTACAGGAACTTTGGCGAATGGTACAGTCGCTGAAGGTGAAGTAATTCCGCTTTCAGAGTATAAGACAACATACGCACCGGTTGGAGAGGCTAACTTGAAGAAATGGAGAAAGCAGACAACTGCGGAGGCTATTTCCAGCAAAGGATATGGACAGGCGGTAAACGATACAAATGATAAGATGCTTAAGGATATTCAGAAAGGTATTCGTAAAGACTTCGCAGCGTTTCTTGCTACTGGTTCGGGAAAAGCCACAGGTGTAGGTTTACAGGCAGCACTAGCACAGGTATGGGGACAACTTCAGGTGATTTGGGAGGATACTTCGGTTGAGGCAGTGTATCTGATGAATCCGTTAGACGTGGCAGATTATTTAGGAGGAGCACAGATTGTTACGCAGACTGCTTTTGGAATGTCTTATATTGAGAACTTCCTCGGTATCGGTACAGTTATCCTTGCATCAGATGTTCCAAAAGGAAAGATTTATGCAACGGCGTCAGAGAATATCGTGTTGTACTTTGTAAATGTGACAGGTTCAGATTTGGCACAGGCATTTAACCTTACGTCAGATACAACAGGTTTAATCGGTATTCATACAGGACCGGTTTATGAAAATCTTACATCAGAAACTGTGGCGGCATCAGGTGTAGGTTTGTTTGCTGAAAATCTTGGAGGAGTAGTAATCGGAACAATTACGGCAGCAGAGGCGTCCGGCACAAAAGGAAAATAGGCGTATGGAAGATAATAAATTACTGCAGAGAGTAAGGTTGCGGATTCCAGATAGTGAAATCAGTGATGATGCACTGAAAGAATATATCAGCACTATACAGGATAGATTGCTTTTGCGTTTGGGAGAGGAAAAACTCCCGGACGCATTTCAATCCATTTGCGTAGATGCAACTGTTAAAATGTTCAGAAGGACTTATTACGAAGGCATTTCTTCGGAAAATGTGGTTAATATGTCCACAACATTTGTAGAAGATATTTTATCCGAATATACGCAGGAAATCAGCGAATGGAAAGTAGCAAGGGCAAATTCCGGTGGGGGAAATAAAAGGACGGTGAAGTTTCTTTGAGATGGAAAAAGTGCGAATTGAAAAAGTGTATCAATCAAACAAAAGATGCTTTGGGAAATCTTTCGGGCGGTGTGTGGCACACTGAAAAGATAGTGGATTGCAAACATACGCCACGGACAGATGAACAGATAAAACTAGAAGGTCGTGAGGTGACGGAAAATATTCAGCAGTTTATGTTGCGGTTGCCATATGAACAATTTCCGAAGGAGTGTACGCACGTATCTATTGACGGAGAAATTTTTCAGGAAATTGACAAGGTAGTTGATTTATCTCCCCGTTGGACTTTGATAAAAGTAAAAGTCAGCAAGAGGTGATGTAATGTCATTAGTAAGCGTGAAGATGAATGGACTAGAAACATTAGAGCGTAAACTTTCCGAGATGAACAGAATCCGTTTTGATGCAGTAGTTGAAATGCAGATGGTTGATATGGTTGACAGGGCAACACAAAATCATAATGCCACACAGGGAGGGACACCGTATGACACTGGTGAACTGATAGAAAGCGTAGGAAAAATCGGGACAGGAAAAGATTCTGAAATGGGATATTCAAAGGATTATGCTCCTCATGTAGAGTATGGACATAGAACGGTTAAAGGCGGTTATGTAGAAGGGCAGAGATTTTTGAGAAGAAATGTAGAAATTCAACAGCCGATTTATAAACAGGACTTACTTAATGCAATCACAAAGGAGTAAAAATATGGCATATAAACAACTTGGATTGGTGGAATTGATTACTTCAATTCAAAAAAGGGTGAAAAGTGGAACAGGACTTGAGTGTTATGACGCCGTAGAGCTGAATGCAGCAAGTCCGTTTTATTTTGCACAGGTAGTGGGAAAACGTCCTGCACATACAAAAACAATGTGGAGAGATGTATTTACTGTTTGGATTCATGCCATTGCAGAGAAGGGTGATTCCTCAGTTCAGATATATGAACTCATACAGAATTTAGAGGAGGCTTTGACCGAGGAGATTATACTTCCAGAGGAATATGAGCTTGTGATGCAGATAAATAATGGAATTCAAACAATAAAAAAAGATGAGACAAATGAAAAGCATGCTGTACTTGCCTATGAGTTTATGGTGTGCTATGGGTTTAAATGCAAAATTTAGGAGGCGGAATATGAAAAATAAGAAATTTAACAGATTACAATTATTTGCTTATGATGACAATGCGTATTGTGATTTTACAAGTTCATCTGCAAAGGCAGTAGCTGGAAAAGATATACTGCTTGCAATTTACAATGCGGATGGAACGAAACTGCTTGCGATCAGCGGGCAGCAGGGGCTTACTATTAACAGAAGTGCTGATAGTATCGAGATCACATCAAAAGATACATTAGGAGGCTGGAAATCTAAAATTGCTGGGATGAAAGAGTGGAGCATTGACAATGATGGTCTTTATGTACCAGGAGATGAATCACATGGATTACTATCACAAGCGTTTGAGAATAGTGATCCGATTTGTTTAAAAGTTATCAATGGAAAAACGAAAAAAGGGATGTTTGGAGGACTTGCGGTAATCACGGACTATCCGTTAGAAGCACCGTATGATGATGCTATGACATACAGCTTGTCACTTGAAGGAATGGGACCGCTTGTAGATCTTGCAAAAAATCCGGTAAAACCAGATACTATGCCGGAAGGTGGTTCGGCACTTGCTCCATTAACGGTGGTATCTGTTGCAGGAGCGGATGCATCTGGAAAAACAAATGTATATGTCAATCCAGTAAAAACAGGGGAAAATAAGTATTTTTACAAGACAGGAAAAGCTCCTTTGCTATATCCGGGGTATGGTGAAATCATTACGGAAACTGCATGGAATGGTCTTGAATCTCTCGCTGCCACTACAGGAGATCAGATTATGATTATAGAATGTGATAAAAGCGGGAAAGCATTGAAAGCAGGAGTAGCAACAGTAACAGCGAAGGCGTAGGAGGTAACAGATGATAGAAGTGAATGGAAAGAAATATGTATTAAAATATAATTTAAAAAGAATTGAAATGATTGAGGCATCTACAAACATGCCGACAATGGCAGAACTACAGAGAACAAGAGGATATCTTGGAATAGCGTCTCTTAAGACATATTTTGCATATGGTCTGAAAGAAGAGGGAGCAGACATCTTTGTAAAACCGAAAGAAGGAATTGAAATTTGCGAGGAATTAATCGAATCGAGCGGATACGAGAAAGTCTGTGGCGAAGTGCTTGAAAGCTTACAGAGAGACTGCCCTTTTTTCTTCCAAAGCGCCTGATTGAGTATGAGTATTTCTCGGCAGAACAGGACGAAGAATATGATCGCATGGCGGAGCCCTATCAGAAAGAGATAGACTTCGCTTTTTTTGCGGTCAATTTTGGCTATTCCAAATCAGATTACGAGGAACTCACCCCACGTGAAAGGCTTTTCATTTATAAGGCATGGGAGAACAAAACAGTGTCGGATTCTTATCACGTGTATAATGCGGTGTTTACCGCTACTTATAACGTGAATCGGAAGAAAAACAAACGTGCGTTGAAACTATGGAAAAAAGTAAAAATGAAGCGTGCAGATATAGAAGTTATTAGCGAAAATATGAAAGTTATCAAAGAGGTAGAACAGAAGGAAGGTTTGTCATGGGTGGATGAAATCTACCGTGCAAATGGTTTTCCGTTATAACGAGGAGGTGTGAAATGGCAGACTATACATTGAGTGCCAAAATTACAGGTGATAGTAGCGGATTTGAAAAAGCATTTTCGACTGCTCAGAAAGCAGCGGATAGGTTTGAAACAAGAATGAAGAGCATTTCGTCTAAACTAGATAGTATAGGGAGTTCACTGTCTGGGTTTGGTGCCAAGTTATCTCTAGGAATATCAACCCCAATTGCGCTGGCTGCGAAAAGTATGGTGAACGCTGCCTCTGATTTTGATGAAAATCTCAATAAAGTGGATGTTGCATTTGGGGAATCTTCAGAAGCAGTTACGTCGTGGGCGGAAAATGCAACAAAGCAGTTTGGACTTTCAAAAAATCAGGCGTTGGAGGCAACTGCTTTATTTGGAGATATGGCAACCTCGATGGGATTGGCGCAACCGGAAGCCGCAAACATGTCAACAGCTCTTGCGGGGTTAGCTGGTGATTTGGCGTCTTTTAAGAATATAGGTGTAGATCAGGCTATGACCGCCCTTGCCGGGGTGTTTACCGGAGAAACGGAAAGCCTCTCTTGCAGATAATCGT